CAGTAAGAGCAGTAGAGCCTGAAGTTTCTCCTCCACAACAGGCTCCTGCTCAACCAAAGGTACAGGAACCTACAGGGAAAGATAAGGAATGGCTTGAAGCGAATAGCGATTGGTTTCAAAAAGAAGATCATGAAGATATGACAGGGTACGCTATGGGTGTACACCAAAAGCTAGTCAAAGCAGGATTAAATCCTAAACTAGACACAGAAGAGTATTATAGAAGAATTGATGAGGCTATGGGAAAAGCTTTTCCAGAGCATTTCAACTCAAACAAGCAGAGTGTTGAGACAGAAGAGGTAGAAGCACCTCAACGTTCTGCTGGTAACGTGGTTGCCCCAGTTAATAGAAGTGCAAAAAAACCACGCAAAGTGCAGCTAACCTCCACCCAGATTGGACTCGCTAAACGTCTGGGAGTTACACCTGAACAATATGCAGCGCAATTATTGAAGGAGTCAATATAATGGCTAATAGAGATTCACGCACACTTGAGACTAGAGAAACTACAGAACGTAAAGTAACTTGGAAACGAGCAAATGCTTTACCTGACCCCGATCCACAAGAGGGAGTAGAATTCCGTTGGATACGCACATCAACACTAGGTCAGAATGATAATACTAATGTTTCTTCTAAATTTCGTGAAGGCTGGGAGCCAGTAAGGCTGGAAGATCATCCAGAACTTAAAGTTTTACCCGATGTAGACTCCAAATTTAAGGGTAATGTAGAGGTTGGGGGACTGTTACTTTGCAGGAACTCAAAAGAAAATATGGATGCTCGAAGAGAATTTCATCGCAATGCTACTGCAAGTCAGATGGCAGCTGTAGATAATAATTACATGAGAGAATCCGATCCCCGTATGCCAGTACTCAAACCAGAGAAAAGCACACGCAAATAAAATAGATTTTAACTTTTAACTTAAGGAGACTAATATGTCCGCAACAGCAGCTCCTTTCGGTTTAAGACCAGTTGGAAATATGTCTGGAACTTACAATGGTTCTTTTAGGCAGTATCCAATACTGAGTACTTATTCCACAGGAATAGCTTTCGGTGACGTTGTAAAGCTCAACGATGCCGGATCAACTACCACTATCCAAAAAGATACTGGTACAACTTCAGCAACACCTATAGGAATTTTCTTAGGGTGTAGATATACTGATCTAAGTACAGGTCAAACACAGTTTAACCAGCAATGGTCAGGAACAGCTCATACTAATGCAATGGCATATGTATGTGATGATCCTAACATCTTGTTTGAAATTCAAGCAGATGGAACTGTTAATGATGATGACTTAGCAGCTAACTGTGCGTTAGTACAGGGTGCATTAAATGCTACTTTAGGTATTTCTAGGGTTTCATTAGATATCAGTACTGCAGCAACTACAGCATCTTTACCAATCAGAATTGTTGATTGGAAAGGTGGTTACGATGGTGATGAAAAGGGTACAGCATATCCAATTATGCTTTGCAAATTCAACACTGGTCATCAACTTGGTATAGGTGTCGTTTCTGGTGCCGCACCATCAGCAGCTTAATAGGGAGATTGAACTATGGCTATTTCAAGAGCGCAACTCCTTAAAGAGTTGTTACCGGGTCTAAACGCCCTTTTCGGTCTAGAGTACCAAAAGTACGAAGACGAACATGCAGAAATCTATGACGTTGAAAATTCAGAGCGTAGCTTTGAAGAAGAAGTCAAGTTGTCAGGATTTGGTGCAGCACCTATCAAGCAAGAGGGCGCAGCTATATCATACGATACAGCTCAAGAGTCTTTTACTGCTAGATATAACCATGAAACTGTTGCTATGGGTTTCTCTATCACTGAAGAAGCGATGGAAGACAACTTGTATGACTCACTATCAGCGAGATATACAAAAGCATTAGCAAGAGCTATGGCTTATACTAAGCAAACAAAGGCAGCTTCATTGCTTAATACAGGGTTTGACACTTTCACAAGTGGAGACGGACAATTTCTATTTGATACAGATCATCCGACTGTAGCAGGTGGTAATAACCGTAACAGACCTACATCTGGTGCTGATTTGAATGAAACATCTCTAGAGCAAGCCGTTATTGATATTGCAGCTTTTGTTGACGAAAGAGGCTTATTAATTGCAGCAAGACCTAGAAAACTTATCATTCCACCTGCGTTAATGTTTGTTGCTACAAGAATTCTGCAATCAGAATTAAGAGTGGCTACTTCAGACAACGACACAAATGCATTAAGATCAAATGGGTCAATCCCAGAAGGTTATTCTGTTAACCACTACTTAACAGATAGTGATGCCTTCTTCTTGACTACAGATGTTCCTAATGGCATGAAGATGTTTGTAAGAACACCTATGTCAACTGCAATGGATGGAGATTTCAACACAGGTAATGTAAGATACAAAGCCCGTGAGAGATATTCATTTGGTGTATCAGACCCACTAGGTATCTACGGATCACCCGGTGCGTAAATAAACTATGAAGGGGCGTTAATCGCCCCTTTACTTTTTCCCTTAACAGTTACATTATGTAGCTGACACTTGCCACGATAAGGAGATTTAAATGGCTAACTCAACTTTCTCGGGTCCTATTAGATCCGAATCTACAATTAAAACTGTAACCAAAGATGCTACTTTAGGCACTATTACAGAAGTCACAACTTATGGCGGCGCCCCTGTTGCATTAGGTGATGAGGATAAAACGCTTGATAACGCAACTCATAGCGGAAGAACTCTTGCAGTTCCTGCTATTGCTGCTAATCGAACAATAACACTACCTACTCCAGTTGCAGGCGCAAATTTCAAATTAATATATGCTGGAGCAGCAACTGAAGGAGAAAATTTAATTATTGACTCTGGTTCAGACACTAACTTTTTTATTGGTGGTTTGCAGCATTTGGATACTAACGCAGACAACGTGGCTGTTTATTCTGATGGCAACTCAAACTCAAAAATAACATTAGTAGATTTTGGCGTAATGGAAATAAACATTTTAGCTAAAGATTCCACTAACTGGTATGTTTGGGGTAATGTTGTTTCTGCTACTGTTCCAACATTTGGTGATCAATAATAGGAGGCTAATATGTCAGGTCGATCAGACGCAAAGGCATTTAACATTAGTCAGGGTGACGCTGCGGCTGTTCTAGGTCCTCAAAGATCTAGAATAAGACAGGTTGTTATATTTGGTAACGCCGCAGGTGCATTTACTATTAAAGATGGATCAGGCGGAGCAGACTTGTTAGTTCAAAGCTTTCCTGCCGGATTGCACACTTTGAACATACCAGATCAAGGAATATTGGCTGAGAATGGAGCTTATATTCATGCATTTACAGGGTCTGGGAATAAACTAACTTTGTTCTTGTCATAATGCCTGTTAATAAGAAAAAAGGCACTATGAAAGGTCACACTATATCTGGTGGTCATAAACGCCCAACAAAATCTGGTGCGGGTATGACTGCCAAAGGTGTAGCTAAATATCGTAGAGACAATCCCGGATCAAAATTAAAAACAGCTGTAACTGGTAAAGTGAAGAAGGGTAGTGCTGCCGCTAAAAGGCGTAAGTCTTATTGTGCTAGATCGGCAGGACAAATGAAACAATTTCCTAAAGCAGCTAAAAATCCTAATAGTCGATTGCGTCAAGCCAGAAGAAGGTGGAAATGTTAATGGAAAAAAATGTTCAATCTTTGCAAATAGAGTTTGCTGAGTGGAAATCTAAACAAGATTACTTAGTAAAACATGTTGATGAGTTAAGGTCAGATATGACAGATCTTAAAAAGGCTGTTTTCCAAGCTAAGTGGATGCTTGTGGGTGCTTTAACTGTTATTGCAGTTTCTAATACAGGAGCTATAACTGAATTGTTGTCGATGTTAAAATAAATGATATCTAGATCCTCAATGAAAAGTCAAATGAAAGGAAACAAAATGGCATTACCAAAACCAAGACCAAAGAAGAAGAAGAAAATAGGTGACGATTTAGTTGCTGGAATTAAAAGTTTTTTTACTGGTTCTAAGAAAAAAGTTCCTGAAAATAAAAAGAGTCCGATTAGAAAATTAGCTGATGCAAAAAAAACTAAGAAGGATACTTTAATTAAATCCCAAAAAGAATCTACAAAATTTATAGGCAAGAAAGCAAACGCCACTGTAGATCCTAGAATAGTTAAAAAGGCAAAGCCTAAAAAGGGGCCAATAGTTACAAAAGAGCAGTTAAAGAAATCAGGTTTAAGTCTTCGTGATTACATGAACTTTCAACAAGGTAAGACAAGAAAGAAAGGCCCTGTAGTTCCTAAGAGAGTTGCTCCATCAGCAGGCGCCGGTAATGTTAAAACAGGTGATAAAAGACGTAATGTTCCTATAAAAAAACGCTATGGCGGATCTATGAAAGGCAAAAAATAACATGAAAAAGAAACCTGTTCAAAAAAAGAATATAGGTAAAATGTTAGAAACCTTTTCTCCAGCTTACAGTATCATGAAGGGCAAAGGCCCAATGAGTAAATTAGCATCTGCTTTAGGAAAGACAGGTCTTAGTCCTATAGGTTCTTTGGCAATGGACAAAAGAGAAGAGGCAAAGAAAAGAGCAATGGCTATGCAGGGCGCAAACCAAATGACACCACTGGCATCCAATAAAATGACAGAGATGCAAAGATTGTTTGCTGGGGGACCCATTAAAAGGAAAAGATCTATAGATGGTTGCGCTATGAAAGGAAAGACTAGGGCAAAATAATGATCGATATTGTTTGCCCAAAATGCAAAACTGCCTTAGATGAAAAAGCTGAAAATTCTACAACTTGTAAAGCTTGTGCAATGATTATTACAGATCATGTATGGGAAAGCAAATTTGGTTATGAGTGGGTTAAAGAATTAGAGGAATTGCAAAATGCCCAATCGTAACTATCGTGGCGAGTACGATAACTACCATAAAAAGAAAGAGCAAAAGAAAAGAAGAGCAAGCAGAAACACAGCTAGATCAACTATGAAAACTGCTGGTAAAGTGAAAAAGGGTGATGGGAAAGATGTTGCCCACAAGAATGGTAATCCTAAAGATAACAAAAAGAAAAACCTCACAGTCAAACCCAAATCAATTAATAGATCTTTTCCAAGAACAAGTAAGGCTAAAAAGGTAAGTAGGAGATCCTGATGAAAGTTACAAGATTAAATAGTGGTGGCTTTTTAACATCTGGTAGTGATGCAGGTGATTTAGCCATACTTCGTAAAGCTAAAAATATAGATGATGGCTCTGGTATGAAAGCAGGCGGCAGAGTCAAAAAGAAAAGTAAAGTTAATGAGGCAGGTAACTACACCAAGCCGGGACTTAGAAAAAGCATATTTAATAGAATTAAAGCAGGCGGTAAGGGCGGAAGACCCGGTCAATGGTCTGCTCGTAAAGCACAAATGATGGCTAAAGCCTACAAGAAAGCAGGTGGCGGCTATAAATAAAAGGAATGATTTATGGTTGTCGCAGAAATATTAACTGGCATCGCATTAGTACAGAAAAGCGTAGACTTTATAAAAAGTAATATCGGTACAGTTAATGATATAAAAGATATAGCTAAACAAATTGACGGGTTCTTTCTTGGCGAAGAACAAATGAATAAGGGTCAAGGAAAAGGACTTTCATTAAAAGAACAATTTGGCTCCGTAGAATCAAGTGCAGAAGATTTTATTAATCGTAAACTTTTAGAAGAACAAAGAAACGAATTAAAACAATTAATTAATCTTAGGTTTGGACCTACTGCATGGGATTCAATAATAGCTGAAAGAGCCGAAAGAATAAACCAAGCTAAAGAAGCTCATAAACAAGCAAAAGCAAAAGCAAAAAAAGAAAGAGAAGAGATATTAGAGGTTGTTAAATGGGTTGGATATGGGTTTATTATAATTGGTTTAGTGATAGCAATGCTGGTTGTAGGTGTAAAAGTATTTGCGAAAGATTACACAAGAGACCAAAAAATAAGAAATGGTACTCTTTCTTTACCTAAAATGACCACTTGCAGGTTAAAAAAACAAAAAGTATTTAAAGATAAAATGGCTTGCATTTATGTTGGTGCACAAAAGACATACGAATTAGAGTTCACTGATATTCATGTAGGATGCCCACGCAATTATCAATGTGTCTTTAATCCCAATGGTCAAGAGCCTTCAATAGATAAAGTAATGGAAAGCTTAAGGAGCATTGCTAAATGAGTCCGTGTATTGGTGTTTGTAAGTTAGATGATAATAAAACTTGTATTGGTTGTAAAAGAACAATAGAGGAGATTAAAACCGCTTATGAAAAAATTACAAAAAAATAGTATATATGAAGAATATGATGAAGATGGTGATGGCATTGTAACAGATGAAGAGCTATCTCATGTTAAAGAAATCAAAAAGACAGAAGACGAGTTAAGAAAACATTTAGCTCAACTTAGAATGGCTAGATATACTTTAATATCTATGGGTATATTTACAGTTGCTATGTTTTTCGTAGACTTAGAAAGAGTTAAGGCTTTATCTGATATAAGTAATTTGTTTTATTTGTCTGGTGCTGGTATAGTGGGAGCATACATGGGTACAACGGCATGGATGAGTAGAAAGTAATGTCTGGTTTAAAAAAATCACAGAGGTCTCTTCGTGCATGGACAAAACAAAAATGGCGAACCAAGAGTGGCAAACCTAGTACACAAGGGCCAAAAGCAACCGGTGAGCGTTACTTACCTGCGAAAGCAATTAAAGCTTTATCGCCCTCTGAATACGCAGCCTCTACGGCTCTTAAACGAAAAGCAATTAGAGCAGGTAAACAAGTGGCTAAACAACCCAAGAAGGTTGCACGAAAGACGAAAAATTATAGAAAGGTCACATAAATGGCAGTAGTAGTACCAGACATACCTGATTTGTTTGAGGAAGCTTACCAAAGAGCAGGATTAGAGCTTAGAACTGGTAATGATTTAAGAAACGCAAGACGCAGCTTTAATATATTAACTATGGAATGGCAGAACAGAGGCCTAAACCTTTGGACTATAGAGGCAGGTACTCAAGCATTAACATCTGGTACAGCAACATATACATTGCCAACAGATACAGTTGATTTGGTTGAGCATCAAATAAGAACTGGCACAGGGGTCAATCAAGTTGATACCAATCTAACAAGGGTTAGCGTTTCAACATATGCACAACAATCTGCCAAAAATTCCACAGGAAAACCCACACAAATATTTATACAAAGACTAGCAGGATCAACAACTGCTACATTATGGCCTGTTCCAGACAGTTCTGATACATATACTTTATCTTATTATAGGATAGCAGGGATAGACGGCATATCATCTGGTATAGATGGAACAACAACATCATTTGTGCCACCTAGATTTGTGCCTTGTCTTGTTTCTGGTTTAGCTTATTACATAGCTATGAAAAGACCAGAAGTTGCAAATAGAGTTGTACCCCTTAAACAGGAATATGAATTCCAGTTTGAACTAGCAGCAGGGGAAGACACAGAAAGTGCGTCTGCTAGATTTGTACCTTATGACACATTTTACGGAGCTTAATTATGTCTAAAGTTAAAGTTAAAGATGGAAAGATAATTAAAGAAGAAACTAATTTTTTGGGTGGCAAGAAACAGTTTAAAACAACTACAAATCCTAAGGCTACAAACAAAACTACAAAACAACAAAGAAGTGAATTAATT